TGAATCCCGTCGTCTAGAGCAGCAACTTCTTGTTGAGGGTATTTGCAATAAACATAATATAGCATTGGAAGATTTACCATTATGGCCGACGTTCAACAAGATGTATATAGAATTTGGTAAAATTAAATCACAAGCTCATGCCGATTTTATATTGCATCTTCCTGACACATATGGTGTTGATGATTTGGATATTGTTGTTGAAGCAAAAGCCAAGGAGCAGGCTTTACAAAAAATAAAAGTAAAATGTTGTCAGGTAGGAAACCAGCAATTAATTTTATAATATAATAATATATATTAGTATAAATAAATAACAATCAAAAAAAGGTAAAACAGTTATGGGTTCAGAATTCAAATTTAAGTACAAAGCAAAAATCACCGACGATCTTCATGATGCACATGAAATTGTCCGCAATGTTGGTAGAACAATTCAAGAAGGTAAAACAGATATTAATTCTGCATTGGATAATTTATCAAAAGCTCTTTTAAAAATAGAATCAGCAAAATATTATATCGACCGCGAATAATATGGCAAAAAAACTAAGTAAATCTCCTAGAATCCGCGGATACAAACAATTGCAATGTAAATATTGTGAACATATGTGTGATAGGGTAGATAATAATGCAGATGCAATTACATGTTATAAATGTGTAATACAATTGGTAGATGGTAAAATATTAGAACCACGTAAAAAATAGTTATGTTAGAAGCAGAAAAAATCAAAGAGAATTGGGAACGTTATCGTGAAATTGTTAATACGTGTTTTCCTACCCGTAAAGATGCATTGAACTCAATGTATGACGAGTTAGAAGAACGTATGGTATTTATGCCAGCTTCTTCCATGGAACATTTTCACAATGCATTTGCTGGTGGTTATGTAGATCATATACTTCGTGTAATTGAATGCACTGAAGCATTGTATTTTACTTGGTCATCACAAGGCGCTGATATGTCTGGTTACACAAAGGAAGAAATGCTATTTGCAGCTATGCACCATGATTTAGGTAAAGTAGGATTTCCAGGTGATGGCAATGAAGTGTATCAAGTAGAAACTTCGGATTGGCACCGTAAAAATCAAGGCAAACTATACAAAACAAATCCAAATAATCCATTTACTATGGTACCGGATTTATCTATATGGTTATTGCAAGAATATGGAGTTAAATTATCTTGGAATGAATATCAAGCAATTAAAATCCATGATGGTATGTATGATGAGTCAAATAAACCTTATTTTGTTGCTAGATCAGCCCAAGCCAAATTAAAAACTAATTTGCCGGTAATATTGCATCATGCAGATCATATGGCATCCATAATTGAATATGAGCGATGGAGAAATGGTAAAATTACTGCACCAGCAACAGAAAAAAGTAAAATACAAAAAAGTAACGCATTGAAAAATTTATCAGAAAATAATCCAGATGTTGCAACTGCAATTTCGGATATATTTAGTGCATTTAACGTAGAATAATTATGATAGTGTCAATTATATCAATAACAGTACTATTAGCGGCTGTTGTGTATTTATCATTTAGGGCGTGGGATATTGCCGGGAAATTAGCAGATGCTCAGGAATATATTGATGAATTAGAATTAACCAATGAATTTATGTATGGTAATATAGTTGATTCTTATGATAGGATGCAAGAAATAGACCGGTTAGGTGCATTTGAAAAAGATGATGAAGCCGGTACTACATTTCAATTATTAAATCAAGTAATCACAACCCTTAAAACACAATTCGATGGCGAAGAAAGCAAAGAAAAGTAATATATATTTTACTAAAATAACAGAATTAGCTATTATTTCATATAACCGGGTAACAGAGTCCCCGGTTCTTCGTGAACGTATATATCGTAGATTTATATATCCAGCTTTCATGAAAATGGCAGAAAATCTTATTAATACAGTTAAACCTACATATATTGACTCATCATTTCTAGATTTACAAACTGATCTAGTAACACATTTAACTGAGCGGTTAAATAAATTTAAACCTGAATCCGGTAAGGCATATTCTTATTACACACGAACTTCTTATAATTATTTAATTGGTGAAAATGAAAAAGCATATAAAAAATTAAAAGGCAACACTACCGAATTCAATATTGATGAGCAACGAAATGTAGTTAATGAACTATACAATGAAGAAATGCGTGAAACTTTAAAATGTTTTATGGATGCATATATTGAATATTGTTATACAAATATAAATTATATTTTTAATAGTTCAACCGATATACACGTTGCTGACTCTATATTACACATATTTGAAAACAGAGATAATATAGATGATTTTAATAAAAAACGTTTGTATATTTTAATTAGAGAACGTACTGGGTTAGATGTGTCCCAAACTAGCTCAGTAACACGAGTAGTAAAAATATTAAATCAAATATATAATGATTATTTTGTAAAATACGAACAAACAGACTTCATAAATTTACCTTTTTGATATTTATATTAAAGGATTTATGTTATGGACAAGAATGATGAGTTATTCAAAGGAACTAGTTTCGCAGACTTAATGTCAGATGTGTATCACAATTCAAAAAAAAAAGATAGACAAATAAGCCAACTAATATCTCAATTACAACCGTTAATTAAAAATGCATCTGATGCAACAATTATTGTACCGTTAATTAAAGAATATCTAGACGTTGCGGTTAAGAATGACGATCACCTCGTTAAATTAACCGCAATTGTTCAACGATATATATCTGCAAATCAAACTATATCGGATGCTGATGGGTTATTGAGCGATGAAGAAAAACAACAATTACTTAAGGTTGCTGAATCAGTGTTGACTTCTGAATTAGAAGATGAGCTAGATCAAATACACACAACACCAATTGATGCATTGCGTCAACGAGTTGATCGTATTACCAAAAAACCAGATCTAGGAGGCAATAATGCCTGATGTTGGGACGACTACATATATTGCTGAAGTTTATCGTTACAACGACACATATTTAAATTCAGAAAAGAATTTTTCTATTGATGTGTTAATCCGAGATACTGGTACGGATACTACACGAGAAATATTAAATGTTGTTCCACTGAATAACAATATAAAACAGTTACCTATACTAGGAGAAAATGTTTTAATATTTCTTGGATATAGTGCGTCTACTAACAATGTACAAGCCGGCAATCCAACAGAAGCACCTGGTACTATTCGGCGTTCTGATCAGTGGTATTATTTAAACCCAGTAAATATACGATTCAATGTTACTGAAAACATAAGTTTTAGTAATTCATCAGGTAATTTATTCCCGGTAGACACTACCAATGTAATATATACTGATTTTGTGTCACAAGCAAATGAAGTTTCAATTGCCCCGTTACAACCATATGCTGGTGATGTATTAGTTGAAGGTCGGTGGGGTAATACTATTAGGTTAGGTTCCACCTCAAAAAAAAATAATAAGACATACGCTGTTGATCAACCATGGGATGGTGCAATTGCATCTGATTCTATAATTGTACTATCTAATTCTAAACGGCAACCAAAATCCGATAATACTAAATTTAGAGTTGAAGATATCAAACAAGATCGATCTAGTTTATATTTAACAACAACGCAAAAATTAACTAATTTTAAATTAGGTACTACGAATACACCGAATCGATTACGTAAATTTCAGTCAGAATCACAATTTATTAAATCACAATTTATCGGTGTAGCAGATCGTGTTGTATTGCAAGCAAAAACAGATATAGTTGTATTAGATTCACCACAAGCAATTGTGTTAAACACTACAGGCTATATTAAATTAGGAAATGATACGGCTGATCAGCCATTACCGCATGGGTGGGTATTGTATACTATTATACAAAAAATATTGGATCAATTATCCATACCTATTCAAGTTGGGTCGGGACTTGGTACATTTATGTCAGATAAATCATTAAAGGGGGCTCAGAGCGAAATGAAAAACTTATTAAATAAAAATTTTTATATAACAAAACATATTCGATAATTGAATAAATTTTATAAACCAAAAACTAAATAAACCATGAGTGCAATAGTACCACCATTAGATAGAATTCCTAAAATA